TCAGGAGCATTTCTGATTAACGCCACCGTTAAGAATCCACCCTTCAACAGCTTCACGAAGGTATGATTTGGGGTGGGTTCTGACTGGCTTCGGAAATCCGTGCCGTTTGGTATAGTTCCAGATTGTCTGACGTGATGAAACACCGAGCTTGTTCATCACTTCTTTCTCAGGAATCAGGCTGGTATCGGTCATCTTAATTCTCCAGGCAAAAATAAACCGCCATATAGCGGCTCTATCAGATATGAACAGGCCTCATCGAGTGTGAGACTGTGGTTAGTCCTTGCGTAGCTCGCTGATTCTTTTGTAAGTCTCTGGTGCTTTGTTTCCGTGTATCTTCATTTCAGACTTCAACAGAGCAACGAGAGAATCCCATTCGTTGAGGATGCCTTTGAATGCCGGAACGCGCTTTGCAACCTTGTTGAATGAATCTCTGATTTCTGGAATCTGCTCAACAAGTGCAACGCATCGTCTGAAATCGGCTGCGTCATGGGGAGCGCCGAAGTGATGACCATAGATATTCTTTTTCAGTACACATGCGATTGAGGCAAGAGTTGCGCTACTGATGCCAACATCGCCAGTTGATTGCCATTTCAAAACCTTCATAGCCAAATCTGACATTTCTTGTCTCCAATAAAAAACCGCCATCAGGCGGCTTGGTGTTCTTTCAGTTCTTCAAATCAAATATTTGTTACGTCTGCATGCGCTATCTGCGCCCATATCATCCAGTGGTTATAGCAGTCGTTGATGTCCTCTGCTTCGATAACCCTGTTGAATGGTTCTCCATTCCATTCACCTGTGACTCGGAAGTGCATTTATCATCTCCATAAAACAAAACCCGCCGTAGCGAGTTCAGATAAAAGAAATCCCCGCGAGTGCGAGGATTGTTATTCACCTTTGACGGCAAGTTGCAGGTTAGCCGCGGTTAACCTCCTGCGGCGGTTCTGGTAGCGGCATCCAGTGGGTTACTCCATGCCATATACCAGTTGAGGTTTCAAACCTTGGCTCTCTGCCTTTCTGTGTCTTGGCGTATCCATTCCTTGTATATACGCATTGTCTAACTGCATATCCATTCCATCCAATAACTGTTTGTCTAATTTCAGGCATTCGCTCACTACAGCTTATCCAACCATCCGGAGTTACCGGAGAGTTGCCGGGTTCTTTAATGTGCAAGCGAGGCTCACCATCTTTTGGTTCAGGCCACTGGCGCTCCATGTTAATCTTCAATTTATCTTCCATAGCAGCGGTAATTTCAGCATCGCTGATGCCAGCACGGCGCTGTGCATCCCACAACAGAAACTGCATATCAGCCCACTCGCTAAGATCGTCTGGTTCGGCTGCGGCTTCCAGTGCCTCTTTTGAGAGGTGTTTCAGTGGACCAATGGGGCCAACGCAGCCAAATGTGGAGTCAGACCATTTGGCATGCTCGTGGCGAATCTGTTCGCGTTTCAGTGATGCCAGTGCAATCCGTGCCAGTTCCATTTGTTCGCCACGGGTAAGTCCGTTTTCAAGCGGATTTTTAATGAACAATTCAATACGTTCTTTGGTAATAGTGGTCATGTGTTACTCCTTAACCCGCAGTGCTTTCAACTGACGAGGGGAACAAAATCTTTTCTTCAAATCCGGCATTCATATCATGGACAGCAACACACCAATCCATTGACGAACGATTATCAAGAGCCTCCATGATTTCATCCATGCGGCGTAGGTCATACAGGTAAATGCTTTTATCGCCAATGGTGTAAAAACCAATTTTTTTCGGTGACGGGCAGCGATCAAGAACGTTCTGTAATTCGCTCAACCATGCCTGTTCCTTTTTTGTCAAAGTTGCCATATCACTCTCCTTTGATGCGAATGCCTGTTGCAATGCTGTTTATGATGCTGTCAGTGCATGGGGTAGAAAGCTGGGCATCTCCAGCAATTTTCATGACCTCAACATCTGCATATCGAATACCGAGGTGTATCAGACCGGCTATACCTGACTTAAGCCGAGCATTTTCCATAAACAGATCCTTTGCCCGCTGTTTTTCTGCCTCAAGCTCAACGCGCAACTTCCCTACCGTTAGCGCAATATCCTCGTTCTCCTGGTCACGGCGTTTGATGTATTGCTGGTTTCTTTCCCTTTCATCTAGTAGTGCCAGCACGGTAGCTGGATTGGCTGCGGCGATGAATTCAGCATTGGCCTGCTGTTCCATTTGGAAATCTTCATCGAAACCGCTTTCTGGATGCGCTCCTTCAATTCTGCAAATGGGAATATATCCAGCAGCCTCGCGATGAATTAGTGCATCATCACCATCAAATCTCTCCTCTCCATATTCGAGCGACCATACACCACACGTTGCTTTTCTGCTTTTTCACGCAGTGCCTGATAGTCAATTGTCATTCTCGCCATCCTTCACAGTTGTAATCACTACAGCCTTCAAAATCATATGGGTTGTGCTGCCAGGTGATTTTTCCGCAATGCGGACAATTCCAACGCACCTTCCCGCTTCGCGACTTCTTTCTTCTGTTCTGCTTTTTCAACCAGTCAGGCATGACCAAACCTGCGCCCTGAACCATTGTTCTGCGGTTAAAGTTATTGATATTGAACGTCCGGCGCTTTGCTGAATCAGCAATGGAAAATGGCAACCAAACTATTCCTGGTTCGTTTTTGTTGGCGACGCTAAAGATGGTCGCTTTACTGAAGTCATCTGTTGGCAATCCACCGTGTTGAAGCCAGTAAACATCGTTGCCGTTCCAGCTACCTTTTTTGTAGGCCACATACGCAGTGCAATCTGGCTCAATCAGGTTTTCTGTAGGGATGTACTGGCAATCAACGTGCCACACAGCCATTGCATCCACGCTATCAGCGCAAACAGGCTGATCGATATCTCGACCACAATTCCAGGCTTTTTGGGCTTCTTCCAGCGTGTAAACATGAGCGCGATCGATATTAGAACTGTAACCATTGCCGTTATGGCAATGGAATGAAGCGTTATTACCCACAGTTTCACGCAAGCACATCATGTAAAAGCGGTTATTCACTGGCTGCCTCCTTTGCGCCACATCGCATTCAGATATTTGTTTTGATTCACTGATGGAAAAGAATTTCTCTTAAGCAATTCCTCTCTCGATGGCATTGGCTTTACGCGTTGGCGAATAATCATTTCTGCCGGAAGAATGCCGGGATTGTATGCAAGCCCTCTCATGATTTACTCTCCACGAACTGGTCAATAGCCATGCTAAGTGACACACCTAAAGTCTCGATATGTTGCTGAATATCCTGTAGCGTCTGCGCCTGAGATAACAGGATTTCACGGTTGCATAACTCTTTAACCAGATGCTCAAACTTGCTGTAATAACCGATACGGCTTAGTGTTTCTTTCCCTGCATTCTCGCCTTCTTTGATAATTCCTCTTTCGCTAAGAATCAGATCGTGTTTTGTTCCGGTAATAACGTATTTTCCGAGGTCGATGTTTAGCTTCATTGTTTTCATTGTTAATTCCTCAGTCATTACTGATAGCGCCATAGCGTGAGCGGTAATTACGCAGGCGCGGGTCGATATATTCAGGGAAGTGGGTATATGTTGCTTTGCGGAATGGTCGGATTGATGTCTGGTAAATTCGCTCTCGTTCTTCTTTCTCTGCAAGCCATATACAGTGGCGAAATTCCTTTTCCTCTTTCGTTTCCTGCGGTAGCGACATTATCCGATCGTAGTTTTTCCTGAATTTATCCAGCACCTCCGATACGGAATTGCCGGAACAGCGGCGCGGGTCATCCGCACCATACAGAGGCGCTGGCATAATGGAATCCTTATGTTGCTACTTTAGAAGGGGATTGAATCGTCGTATTCAGGATGATTTTGATGATTGCTACTTTGCTGCTGTTGGCTGTTTCCTGAAGTTGCAAATCCAATCTTTGCATTCAGTAATTCAAGAGTGATTGATTGACCATTTTGCCCCTGATAAACATCAACCCTGATGTTTTCTCCGGTAATTTCCACAATGCCACCTTCAACAAGAACACTACGGTAGTAATCCGCTTGCGCTCCCGGCTTGGCAAATACAACGGCGCTGTAGTTTGTCCATTCTTTCTTTTTTGTCTGGCGATCGTAATACTGAACGCCAGCACGGATGTTGAATCCGATATTTTCCCCGGCCTGAAACTCTCTTGCGGGCTTGTTTAGTCTTACAGTAATCGAATGTGCCATTAAGCAGCCGCTCCTTCTAATTCGTCTCGTCTGATGTTGTAAACGTCCTGCGCTTTGTGCTGCTCCGGTGTGCCTTCGAGCATCTTCCACGCTTTGGCGAACGCCTGTTTAAGCTCTTCCACGGTGTTTTTCTGCATTGCTGCGTCAGTGAATGCTTTTAGAACCTGTTCAGGTGTAGGTGATGGTTTTGATTGCTTTGCTGCTGCGTTCTGCTGATGTTTATGCTCGTCTGTATCTGCATCTTTCGCATCATCAATGCCGAACAAACCATTGAGGCAATACTTGCGTGCATAAGAGCTTGTAGCTCCCGTAACTTGTGCAGAATCCATTCCTTTCTTGCTTTCTTCCTCTCGTGCAAGAGCGGTTGCCGTATGACTGTTTTCGCCATCGGTAATAGTTGCCGTGGCTTTCACGTAATACCGATCACCAATCAACACAACTTCATCGCTGATTGATAAAAACAGACCATTCAGTAACGGCTTAACGCCTTCAAGAATGTCTTCGCAGCTTCTGTATTTATATTTGCCGAATGAGTTGTACTGATTCTTTGGCGCGTTCAAGTTCTCCTGAATAGCTGCCAGTCTTGCGTAAAATTCTTTGCTCATATGTTTGTTCTCAGAATGGACATGGCCCAAGGAAATAACGCTGATTTAATACTTCAGTCTTTGCCGCATTTAAAAATACGCGAACACCTTCACGATCTCCCTTCTGGCGATACATTAACGCCTGCTGCGTGTACATGCGTCTCTGTAACTTGCTCTCCTTCACTGTGGTTGCAAGTGACATGAATATCTCCTTCGTTACCGATTAATTCTTTCATCTGACGAATGAATTCTTCGTCTGACCAGTTATCTGTAAAACTCATTTCCTGCGATACCACGGAAGGTTGATAGCTGATTTCATCGCTTTATTTGCTTCAAGCCACATTTTTGAATCACCAATAAATCGGGCTATTACTGCTTTGTTCTGTGCAGCACGAAGCATCTGGTGATTGATGGCTATTTCATTGCGCATAATAAGACCTCAACTCTTTTCCATCCGTCACGTAATTTACGGGTGATTCGTTCAAGTAAAGATTCATTTAATTGGAAGGCACCCATGCGAGCGCCTCCCGCGATTGCGTAAATCATGGGTGGTTCCTTATGTTGGTTTTATTAGTAGGTTATTTTTGTTGCGAATACTTCGCCTTTTACGATGGCTGTTATGATATTTTTAGCAACATCTTCTGATGCGCCAACCTTGATAAGGTCAGCAAGTATTTTGTTATTTACTTCTTTCCGGTGAGCTTTATCCTTTGCTCTACACTCTTCCTCTTCAGCAACTTCCGCTTATGAAAGGTGTCGGCAAAGACTTTCGAAACGCCGACTATATCGACTATCTGCCAGTGAATATGTTGGCAACCCCCAAAGAAATCCTGAACAGCAGCGGATATCTTCGCTCATTCCCGGGCATTGCCAAACGCTCTGATGTGAACGGTGTATCGCGCGGCGTCGAGTACAACATGGCGCAGAATGCTGTCTATCGTGTGTGTGGCGGCAAGCTCTACAAAGGCGAAAGCGAAGTCGGTGACGTCGCCGGAAGTGGTCGCGTATCAATGGCGCATGGTCGAACATCTCAGGCTGTAGGCGTTAATGGTCAACTGGTTGAGTATCGCTATGATGGCACGGTTAAAACCGTCTCAAACTGGCCTACAGACAGCGGATTTACGCAGTATGAGTTAGGTTCGGTTCGCGACATTACGCGCTTACGTGGGCGTTATGCGTGGTCAAAAGACGGAACTGATTCATGGTTTATCACTGACCTTGAAGACGAATCGCATCCTGACCGATACAGCGCACAATATCGTGCAGAGTCGCAGCCTGACGGCATCATCGGCATAGGTACATGGCGAGACTTCATAGTCTGCTTTGGTTCGTCGACGATTGAATATTTCTCCCTGACTGGTGCAACCACTGTTGGGGCTGCTCTGTATGTCGCACAGCCATCGCTGATGGTGCAGAAAGGCATTGCCGGGACTTACTGCAAAACGCCGTTTGCTGACTCGTATGCGTTCATCAGCAATCCGGCAACAGGTGCGCCGTCTGTATACATCATCGGCTCCGGTCAGGTGTCACCAATCGCCAGCGCGAGCATTGAGAAAATCCTCCGCTCCTACACTGCTGATGAACTGGCTGATGGTGTGATGGAATCGCTGCGATTTGATGCTCATGAGTTGCTGATTATCCACCTTCCGCGCCATGTTCTCGTGTACGACGCATCTTCAAGCGCCAATGGTCCGCAATGGTGTGTGTTGAAAACAGGCCTGTATGACGATGTGTACCGCGCTATCGACTTCATTTACGAAGGAAATCAGATAACGTGCGGCGACAAACTGGAATCGGTGACCGGGAAATTGCAATTCGACATCAGCAGCCAGTACGACAAGCAACAGGAACATCTGCTGTTTACTCCTCTGTTCAAAGCGGATAACGCCAGAGTTTTCGACCTTGAAGTTGAATCGTCAACTGGAGTTGCGCAGTATGCTGACCGCCTTTTTCTCTCTGCAACCACTGACGGCATAAATTACGGGCGTGAGCAGATGATTGAGCAGAATGAACCGTTCGTTTACGACAAACGCGTTTTGTGGAAGCGAGTAGGGCGCATCAGGAAAAATGTCGGCTTCAAATTGCGCGTTATCACGAAGTCACCTGTCACTCTGTCTGGTGCTCAGATAAGGATTGAGTAATGGCGGATTCTAATCTCAATGTGCCGGTAATCATTCAGGCTACACGGCTCGACACATCAGTCCTTCCACGCAATATCTTCTCGCAGTCGTATCTGCTTTACGTTATCGCACAGGGCACTGATGTTGGTAACGTGGCTAACAAGGCCAACGAGGCCGGACAGGGCGCTTATGATGCACAGGTCAGGAACGATGAGCAGGATGTGATTCTCGCTGACCATGAGCAGCGAATTTCTGCTGCGGAAGCAACGCTTGTTAATCATGAGGAGCGAATCAGCCAGGCAGAATCAACTCTTCAGGAACATGAAACACGAATAGCTCAGAATGAAAGCGATATTGCCTCGCTTGATACCAGAGTTCAGTCGCTGGAATCGCAGGTTTCAGACCATGAAACGCGCATCGATGCTCTGGAGTATGCCACTACTCGCAAAAAGTCAGAGGTTGTTTACTCTGGCGTATCTGTAACCATCCCGACAGCGCCGACCAACCTTGTTAGCCTGCTGAAAACGCTCACGCCGTCATCCGGCACGTTGGCACCATTCTTCGACACCGTTAACAACAAGATGGTTGTGTTCAACGAGAACAAAACCCTGTTCTTCAAGCTGTCGATCGTCGGGACGTGGCCCAGCGGAACCGCCAACAGGTCAATGCAGCTAACCTTTTCCGGATCTGTTCCTGACACTCTGGTAAGCAGTCGTAACTCGGCGACAACAACCGACAACATCCTGTTAGCTACGTTCTTCAGCGTGGATAAAGACGGCTTTCTTGCCACAAATGGCAGTACGTTAACCATTCAGTCTAATGGTGCGGCTTTTACTGCCACAACCATCAAGATAATCGCGGAGCAGTAATGATTCAGTTCAAACCAACGCGAAACATCGACCTGATCGAAGCAGTCGGAAATCACCCTGACATTATTGCCGGGAGCAACAACGGTGATGGATACGACTACAAACCTGATTGCCGTTACTTTGAGGTGAACGTGCACGGGCAGTTCGGCGGCATTGTTTACTATCAGGAGATTCAGCCGCTGACATTCGATTGCCACGCCATGTACCTGCCAGAGGTTCGTGGATTCAGCAAGGAAATCGGTCTGGCGTTCTGGCGATACATTCTGACTAACACCACCGTTCAGTGCGTCACATCGTTCGCTGCACGCAAATTCCGCCACGGGCAGATGTACTGCGCAATGATTGGCCTTAAGCGTGTAGGAACCATCAAGAAATACTTCAAAGGCGTGGATGACGTGACGTTTTACAGCGCCACACGCGAAGAACTAATCGACTTCCTGAATCACGGGAGATAGCCATGTTATATGCATTTACGCTGGGCAGAAAACTGCGCGGCGAGGAACCTTATTGCCCTGAAAAGGGTGGGAAAGGCGGCAGTTCTGATAAAAGCGCAAAGTATGCCGCAGAAGCTCAGAAGTATGCAGCAGACCTGCAAAATCAGCAGTGGCAGACGATCATGAAAAACCTTGCTCCGTTCACGCCTCTTGCGGAGCAGTATGTTAACCAGTTGCAGAATCTTTCCAGTTTAGAAGGTCAGGGGCAGGCACTTAATCAGTATTACAACTCTCAGCAGTATAAAGACCTTGCAGATCAGGCGCGTTACCAGAGTCTTGCTGCTGCGGAGGCGACGGGTGGACTTGGTTCGACAGCTACAAGCAATCAACTGGCTACGATCGCGCCGACACTCGGTCAGTCTTGGTTATCAAATCAGATGAGCAATTACAACAATCTGGCAAACGTTGGGCTTGGCGCACTGCAAGGTCAGGCAAACGCGGGGCAGACATATGCCAACAACATGAGTCAGATTTCACAGCAAAGCGCGGCGCTGGCGGCGGCAAATGCCAACCGACCGTCAGCATTGCAGCAGGGTGTTAGTGGTGCTGCATCCGGTGCGCTTTTGGGTGGTGGCATAGCCAGTGCTCTCGAGCTATCAACTCCGTGGGGTGCTGGTATCGGTGCTGGTCTTGGTCTGCTTGGTTCACTGTTTTAAGGGGTAATCATGGCTACTTGGCAAGGATCAAATGGCGGATTGTTGGCTGGTATCGGCGGCGTCAACTCAAACGCTCCGAGCGTAAATGACATCGGCAATACGCTTCAGCTTATCAGGCAGAACAATGATATTGAGCGTTCAGGCGCTAACAATGTTGGGCTGACTGCTTTGCAAGGTCTTTCTGGTATTGCGGGTGTTTTTCAGCAGGAAAAGCAGGCTCAGCGGCAGAAAGAATTTCAGCAGGCATACGCTAATGCTTATGCGTCTGGTGATCGCGGTGCTTTGCGTCAGTTGGCTACTCAATATCCAGACCAGATTGAATCCGTTCGTAAAGGCATGGGATTCATTGATGAAGACCAGCGCAATTCTATCGGCACCTTAGCGGCTGGCGCACGCCTTGCGGCCTCGTCTCCAGAAGCAATGCAATCATGGCTGCAAAACAACGCCAATGAGCTGGCGCGCGTCGGTGTTAACCCTAATAACGTTGCTCAGATGTATCAGCAGAATCCTTCAGGATTTGGTGAGTTTGTTGATCACCTTGGGATGGCTGCGCTTGGTCCGATTGATTACTTCAATGTTCAGGACAAGATGGCTGGTCGTGAAATTGACCGAGGCAGGCTGGCAGAGACAATCCGCAGCAATCAGGCAGGTGAAGCACTAACAGCTCGAGGTCAGGACATCCAGATACGTGGACAGAACATCAGCGCACAGAATGCTGCTCTTTCCCGAGAAATACAAAGAGCAGAGTTACAAGAAAAGGCTCTGGACAGACAGATAGCCAGAGAAAGCAATCAGTTAAAGCTTGAAGAGCTAAAACAGAAACAGGCAGATGTTCGGCAAAAGGCTGACATAGCCCGCGCTGACAGGCAGGCCGCCGCTCAGGGTGCAGTTGATACGTTCAGCACCGCGCTTGATTCTCTCAACGAGATAGAGCAAAGCCCCGGCCTTTCAAAAGCAGTAGGAATTCGCTCAGCGTTTCCGACAGTTCCTGGCTCTGATGCGGCTAACTTTGAAGCAAGGCTCGACACCTTTAAAGCTCAAACATTCCTTCCTATGGTGCAGTCCCTGAAGGGTATGGGTGCTCTTTCAGATGCTGAGGGTAAAAAATTATCCGATGCGGTTGGTGCCCTAAGCCCCAAAATGAGTGAAAAGGCTTTTCGTGACTCTATCGGAAAGATTAGAAATCAGCTTGAAAGCAAGTTGAGCACTGTTAAAAAACAGTTTGATTATCAGGAGCCAGTACAGAATACGCCAGGACAACAATCTCCTGCTGGCAGTAACTTTTCTTCACTATGGGGTGATTAATGGCTAAAGCATGGAAAGATGTTATCGCCTCTCCACAGTATCAGGCGTTAGCACCAGAACAAAAAGCGCAGGCTCAGGAGCAATACTTCAATGAAGTCGTGGCCCCGCAAGCCGGAGAAAATGCAGAGCAGGCTAAGCAAGCTTTCTATGATGCCTATCCATTGCCTTCAATGCAGACAGAACAGCAGGAAGTAGGGCAATCTCCTGATACCATTCAGCAAGACAAATCACTTATGCAGCGTGCAGGAGAATGGCTAACAGGTGGGCAAAGCGTAGGTCAAATTGCCGAGCAGGCGGTAAGAGGATTTGTAAATATTCCTTTTGACGTTCTTCAGGGGGGGGCGAGTCTCATTAATGCCGCATCTCAGAGTTTTGATGGACCAAAGATTCTTGATGAAGTATATAGACCAGTTAACCGGCCAACGGATCCGTATGCGCAAGCTGGAGAGTCAATAGGCGGTTATCTTGTTCCTGGAGCAGGTGTAGCTGGAAACATGGTCATTGGTTCTCTCGCTGACGCGGCGAATCAACGGGGTGATTTTGCCGAAAATGCCGCTATTAATGCCGGACTTAACATTGCTACGCATGGCCTGATAAATGGCGTTACCCGTGGTGTTCGTGGTGCATCAAATATAATTAGTGGCAATAAAACATCTGTACAGAGAGCGACCACTGCGCCAACAGAAACATCACCATTCTCCGGTGATGCCGCTGCAGCAACAAATCCTGCGGTTCATGCCGCAGAGGCAAGAGTAGCACAAGGTGTACCAATAACTCCTGCGACGAGGAACCCAGAGGAAGTCGTTCGCACAGTAGCAGCACAAAAAAGGCCAAATCTCGCTTCATCGCTTGATGAACTAGATATCAATCCTCAGGCTGAAGTTCTGGAGTCTGCTGAAAGGCTTAATGTTGATTCATTACTCCCTTCACACTTTTCCGGGAACGAGCAATACAAGGCAGTTGAGCAAGCAATCAAGTCCCGTGCGGGTTCTGCTCTACAGGTGCAGGAAAATGAAGCAATCAGGCAGCTAGCACAGGGCGCGGGGGAGATAATTGATCGCGTTTCCGGTGCAAAAGATGCTCTTGGTATGAGCGACAAGTTTATTGATACGGTCAATGGAAGAATGTCTGCGCTGATGAAACGAAGCGACCAGCTTTATCGCAATGTTGAAAAGGCGATGCCTGCAGGTGCAAAAATTGATGCGCCATCAACAAGGTCAATGCTCAAACAGGTGGCAGAAGATCTTGGCGGGATGAAAAACCTTGACCCTATTGAAAAGAGAGTCTTTCGGGCAGTTAATCCAGGCAAGAACGGCGCATTAACTTATGCAAATCTCAATAAGCAACGACGACTTGTTGGTGATGCACTTCATAAGAATTCTGGACCATATAAAGATGCTGATCGCGCTGCTTTATCGAGGCTTTACGGTTCGCTCGCCGATGATCAAAAGGCGGCGCTGTCAGAGACAAATGCATTACGTGATTTTGAAGTTGCTCAGAGGCTTGTTCAGATGCGAAAAAGCATGGAAGAGCAAATGATTAATCTAACTGGCAGAACGCTGAACGGTGATGTTTCTCGCAAAGCAACTACAGCACTACAGGCAATGTCGAAAGGCGATGCCAAAGGATTTCGTGAATTGATGCAAAACACGCCGTCCAGGAAGCTAAGAACCGAGCTACTGGGAACAGGTCTTCGGGATATGCTTTCGAACGGAAAACGTGGCGCTGATTTTAATCCTGCAGGGTTTGCTGACTGGTATCAAAACATGTTAGCAAACGGGCAGATGCGCAATCTTGCCCGATATTTACCAAAAGAGACTATGTCAGGTCTGAACGATGTATATAAGGTCGCAAAGGCTATCAAAGACGCAAAATCTTACGAGATAACTACAGGAAGACTAAACGAGTTCGTCAAACGGTTTAATCGCGTCACTGCGGCAAATGAATTTGTTGCTAACCATGCCCAACGCATTGGCACTGCGGTTGGTTCAACTGTGTCAGGACCGTTCAGTGCAGTAGGTGCTGTTGCTGGGTCAGAAATTGGGGCAAAAGTCGCCAGCAAAATCAGGGCGATGGGCGGCGCTGAATCAATTGAATCTGCAGAAAAGCTAATTAGCTCACCAGAATTCCAGAAAGCAGCAAGGCTGGCAGTAAAACAAGCACCAGAAAGCATCGTTGACACAACTGTAAGACGCTCTTCTGCTTGGCGCTCGTTTTACAACTCACTTCCAGAATCAGATAAGAAAACCATATCAAGGCTAGGCATCATGTTGAACCGCCCCGGGAAT